AATTAGTCGCACTTTGATAAGTTAAATCTCTAGTAAGTCTGAATTCAAAGTAAGAGTTAAGTTTACTTGGATCTCGCAAAACATTTGCAATCAACCATTTAGCAAGTTGCTTAGATGATGTTCCCTGCTGGATTTCAATCTTTTCCTGTGGAGACTGAATATTAGCGGGGCTTCCCCAAGTTTTTTCAAATGGTTGAATTTCTACGCTATCAAAATAGTTTTCCCACTTGGCGCCACTAAGATGCCATTGGTAATACTTCTCGAAATTTTTTCTAGTCACGTTACCAATTTCTGATCTTTCTTCTTCTGGTTTGTTTTCAAAGAAATCTAAGAAATATTCTGCGGCCAAGTCGTTATCTGGAACCGCTCGATAACAACCAGTTTCCAATTCTTTATATAGTGATTTAGGCTTAATTGGGTATCCCTCTAATTTCCTTAAAACACTTTCCATAGCAGAATAATCAGTACCGCAAACAGGTACGCCACATGCAGCAGCTTCTACTTGCGGAAGACCGAACCCTTCACAGTTTGCATACTGAGTGTAAAGGTCAAAACAATTCATAACCTTGGAAAGATCTTCATAACTTAGACCATTTTTAACATTAGATAGTTTTGAACCCCAACGTCCAGTGTACGGAGACTGAGCCACAGCGCCTTTAAATGTTGACACAAACGGTTTATTGGTTTGCGCACAAATATAAGTAAACAAAACATGTGATGAAAGTTCATGTTGCTGCAATAGCTCTGGAATGTCCCAACCCAAATCTGGGTATGAGGTATGGCAGTATAAGTAGTAGTTTTTACTTTTTGCGTTATCTAGAAATTTTCTAAATGCAATAAACAAATCTGGATATAGTTTACGGCGTTGGTTACGCATAACTGTACCGATTACTTTGTACTCTGGATTAATACCCATAGAGACTTTGTGCGCTTTTTTATCTTTTACTGGAGAGTAAGCTGGATGAGCAGACGGTGGCGCACTACCAAGGTAATTAATTTTACCACCTGACTGATCCTCTAATACACCTCCAGCCCAATCCGAATAAGTAAAGCACGCATCAGCGCCAGAATACGTCGCGACCCACTGACGGGCTTGTGGGGCCGCATCCACGGTTGGCATTACAGCCCATTTAAAGTATGGTCTAAATGGAGACCGTTCTGCAAAATCCAGCATCCAAAAGTCACGAATATCACAAACAATATCTGGAAGAAAATCTAGGCATACATGCTCAAATACCCATTCTCCAAACTGATTAGTGGGTACGGAGTTATACGCATCGAGTTGTTCTTGTGGCGCTTTTGGTTCTGAGTTCTGGTTTGGAACTACGCCGTAATACTTCCAAGGAATATCTTTTGCTCTAGCGTCATTCATTTCTCCATAGGAACCCATTTCGGCAATTTCATACTTACCCGTTCCATGAAGATAATTTAAAATTTCTCTAGTATAAGTTGCGTATCCCGTATTAAGGAATGTTGCTTCACTGCAAAATAGAATTCTTTTCTTTCTCATTTTATTCCTTATCTAGACAGCCAAAATCAAATTCATTAACTCTAAATACCACATCACTTTGCGATGTTTCATTTCTAGCAGAAGCGTACACCGTCATCTTAGTTCCTTTTCTACCAAGTTTTGCGATAGTTTCCGCCCCGGAAGCCCACGCTTGAAGCGTAATAGTCGTTGGAACTTTTTTCTTTTCCCCTCTTTTATTTTTACGGTACTCATATGTTATCATTTTCACAGTACAACAAGAAGCGCCGTCTGCATCGTCTAGAATTGGGTCGTCAACAAGATACCCAGTAAAAGTGCAATTATTCATATAACCTCCAATATAATGTCTTACCTATACTACTTTGTTTAGGCATAAAAATAAACTAAATTTCGTGAATTTTATTCACAATAAATGAACCATTCTTTTCTACTTCTCCGCAGAACAACAAATTCACACCTTCTTGTAGTATAAACTTGTATTTTGATCTAACGGTCGGGAATATAACAACATTATCAATAGAGCATGTCTCATCTTCTAGTGTTAGAAATGCCATTAATTCTCCAGCCGATTTACCCTTCTTGCATTTGTATTCGTTATATCTTGAGATATTAGCCACAATACATATGTCTTTACCGCTTTTCCCGTCCAATATTTGTTTACAGGTCGTATTAGAGTGAGAAGTATCAGACGACTCTACTCTAGATAAAGAAATTGGACAGCCCAGATATTTCTTTTCCTGTTCAATAATCCATTCTGGATCATCAGCTAAGTCATAGGGTGGATTTTCTAGAAAGTGAATTTCATTTTCTATGATTTGCTTACGATCAGCTTTACTTGTTCCGCCACCTTCTTTTTTTGTGGGCGCCAAGTCAATAAAACATTCGGTCAGCGTCTTCCATTTTTTAGAATCGTAATTTTCAGTAACCCATTTTAGTTCTGCTTTTGTCAAGTTCTTGAAAATTAAATATTCATACAGCGCTTTATTTCTAGTTACTCCGGTCTTCTTGGTAGAAAAAAAACCAATAGAGCATAGAGCTTTAAATCCAGTAGAATTCATGTATGGAGATAACTTAATTAATATATCCATCCACGAAAAATTCTTGACTGCATATTCTTCTAATGCTGAAATAACCTTATCACCATTTACACCCGTTAGCGACTTAATATCTTTAATACCAAAAAACAATTTATTCTTATCAATAAAAAAGTTTTTATTCCATTTAGATAATGTTGGTAGACTTACTTCAATATCAAACAGTTTAGCTTCAGACACAAGCTCGTAAACTTCTTGGTGGGGATCTTGCTTTTCATTCGCATAGGTTAGGTATGACAAAAAGAACTGCTTAGTGTAGTTTGCTTTATACCATGCGCTCTTGTAGGAATTGATTGCGTAGCAGACAGCGTGAGACTTGTTGAATGAATAACGAGATGATTTCTCGATCCAACCAAAAATTTCTTCTGCTGTTTCCTTAGTAACAATTCCTTTACTTTCGCATCCCGCTAGAAAAGACTTCTTTACTTTTGCCATAAGGTCTGCCTTCTTCTTACCAATAGCTTTACGAAGAACATCTGCTTCTTTAAGGTTAAATCCAGCAAGTTCTTGAGCAATTCGCATAGATTGTTCTTGGTAAATCAAAACACCCTTGGTGGTTTCAAGTATATCTGTCAGAGTGATATGAAGATATTTGATCATATCTAGACCACTTTTTCTGTCAACATAGTGCTGAGTCATAGACTTGCCATCACTAATAGCTTTTAGCGATCCCGGTCTAATCAGCGCAATAAGAGCAGACAGTTCTTCAATATTAGTTGGCTGGAGCCTCTTTGACCAAGCGCGACCAAGGTTACTTTCTAACTGAAAGATACCTTTAGTCCTTCCCTCTTTAAAAAGATCCCAAGTCTTTTCATCATTATAATCAAATATAGGTGTTCCCATTCGCAAATGCCTTTTCAAGTTTCAAATTTCTATAAACAGCTCTATGAGTTTTCATGAACTTAATCATCAAATTACCAGTATCTTTAACGTCTTGCAATGCGTCGTGGGCATTTTCCGAAGACATACCCATCAACTCACGAATACTATCCATGCTGCGACTTCTAATATTAGGGTCGCCTTCTGTCCACATCCAATAGTTATCCATCATATCAATCTTATAAATCTGATGAAATAACTTTTGTCGTTGTCGTGAGTCGTCCCAAGGTCCATACTGTTTGCACATTCTATCTACAATAATCATATCATAACCTAGAATGTTATATCCAGCAGGGATTGGCGCAAAAAATGGAGTTCCTTTCCAGTTATACTTTTCAACAAATGCGCAAAACTTAGTCCACACGACTTTTGGTTTTGGTGCCTTAGCTATACTTTCGCGCGTCTTGCCAGTGACTTTAAGTGCGCCGTCTTCAATTGGCCCAAGACCTTTCTTAACAGCCTTTTCATCGTCGGTCTCTGCCCAGATCTCACTATTGAATGTGCCTTTTAGTTTAAGACTTCTTCCGTCAATTGCAACCGCTGCGATTTGAGTTGGCTGACAGATGTTTGGATCTCGACCGCCAGTTTCAAAGTCAAAGACAATAATATCTCTATTCATTTTATTCCTTTACTAGTTCTTCTATATACATTAGTTTATCTAGAAGATTAATGGCTAGAACGTCGAACTTAACGTGACCAAGAGCCTCTAAGTCCGCCATTTCTAATCCTGCAATCTTCTCACTACTACTCTTAGAGCCAACCATAGGACAAACCTTTTTTAGCTCATTAGCTGATATAACCACGCCAGCAGCATGTTTACCCTGAGTTTTGAGCGTACCTTCAATTTTAATTGCTTGGTCAAAATATTCAGCGTAATCCCCCTCTAACTCTTCGTCATCATTTAAATGACAATAATCATATAATTCTTTACTATTATGTTGTAGCGCCCACCTAATAATAGATCTTTCATCGTCGTCCATTTCTGCTAGCTGGTCAGAGATAGCAGCTTCGTCAGGAATATATTTTGTGATTTCATTCATAACACTAAAATTACAAACTTCGTTTACACGTAGTATTTCTTTAATTGCGCTACGCCCCTGAAGTCTACCAAACGTGACCATCTGACTAACATTGCCATGACCATACTTATCTTTAATATAATTGATAATTTGGTCGCGCTTCTTTCCGGGGATGTCAATATCAATATCAGGTAAAGATATGTTGTCTTTTGTATTTCTACCACTATTATAGAAACGTTCAAACAATAAGTCAAATTCAATTGGGTCAACTTCCGTAATACCAATTAGATAAGATATAAGGCAGCCAGCGGCAGAGCCACGGCCCGGACCAACCATCCAGCCTTGATCTTTTGCGTAGCGAATAATATCTTGAACAATCAGAAAATATCCAGATAGTTTTGCGTCTTTGATAACCTCAAACTCTTTTCTGAATCTATCTCCGTATTGATCCCATTCAGGCGACCCTTTCTTGATTTTAGATAATCTTTCTTTCCAGCCTTTTCTCGCTAGATTAGTTAGATATTCTTCTTCAGATTCTCCGTTTGGCGTATCAAACTTTGGTAGGATTGGTTGACTAAGAATATTATATTCTTCGTATTCGTTTAGTATATTCTGAAAAACTTTATTGTCGGTTTTTACGTCTTGAAGATAGAAGTTGTCTGAAGAGAAAAACTTTTCAAGCTCTCCACCCTTTACTATACCCTTAGCTTTTTTCATTGTGCATTTTAGACCTGAACACAGCAATACTCTGTGAAGTTCAGCGTCTTCTTTTTTAACATAAAAAGATTCTGGGTGCGTTTCGCTTGGCTTAATTTCAAACAAGTTGTCACTGTTCTTAGCTTTGTTTAATAGCTTGAGATCAACATCGCCGTCTTGTATTGACGATACTAGTTCGATAAGTTCAAACCATCCGTGTTCGTTTCTTGCAAACAGATTGAAACCATCAAAACTGCATCCAATAATTGGGATTATATCGTGCTTCTTGCAGGCGGAGTAAAAAGAAACTGCACCTGAAATAGATTTGTAGTCAGCAATTCCGCAGGCAGCGTAACCGCGCTCTTTACATTCTGCTACAAGCTCTGCGGGCTTAGAGAAGCCGCGCTGAAGTGAATAATGTGTGTAATTTAATAGTGGGAACCAACTCATCAATATCTCCTGTTCAATAAAATCTGGTATGACAGCCTGAATAACTATAAAGTTATGATGATTTAAATACCAGTGCAATAAAGCGGCGTAACTCTTTGAATAACAAAAATAAGTTATGAAGAACTGAACGCCAGTCAATATATTATATTCTCAATCAACACAAAACAAAAGCAAATTGTTGACATTATATTAAAAAACGGGGCCGAAGCCCCGTTCGTATGTAGAGTGACTTTGTAAATACTTGTGTAAGTATAAAGACTTAAACTCTACATTAAAATAAACCCGAATTCTTAGCAAAATATCCTATAATGCCACCTATAAAAGCAACCATTAATAATGAAAATGGATAACCTTAACTCTATAAGGTGGTATGTCTTCCTTATTCTTTCTTCTTCTTACTACAGCTTTCATTAAGTCCGAATCAGTGAATAAGAGTTCTTCAAGTTCTCCCAAATTATTTTCTACCACAACCATATTATAATGATCGTTAGCAGAGGACTTCTTACTTACGTTCTTAACTTTGTAAAATCTCCCCGGTTGAACTTCTAACATAGGACACCTCCATAAGAATTACCATGCTCTACAACTCCAATAACGTGCCTTCCATCGTGGTCCCGGATTGCTGCAATTATGTCGCGCTCTAAAATTCTTGCGACGACCGGGATCACTCTTCTTGATTTTCATGTTTGGATCACCAAAGCGAACAATTACGACCTTTCCGCTACCATTTTTAACATAGACAGCGCTTTTCTTTGGACCGCCCGGAGTTCTAAATGGTTTACCCAACTTAACTTTGCGACCCTGATATTCAGCGGCGTATGCTTCACCTTCTTTACGAGCTTCTACGAAGTCATAAATATTTTGAATATAAATTTCTGCTTTAGAAATCATATCTTTAGTCCAGTCTTCAAATTT